TACGTTTGCTAAGCGTATGGAGTACGTCTCTGAACAGACTGGTTATCCAGTCGGCGCAATGCATTGGTTTATCACTAATTTACACATTTATCCAAGACACTATAATTTATTAGCATGATTTTAGATAGAGAATTTTTAGAAACAGAATTGAGCAAGCTTTGGAACAATAAGTACAATTGCTATCAGTGGTGGCGCAGGTATCAAACTAGAGATTGCTTACCTAAGAAAGCTCCTCTCTACGATAAGATAGTTCACGGAGATTACGATACATCAACTTACTTGTACCAAGCAGATCACGAGATGCATCTGTTAGCAGACAAGCTGCAGAACGTAAAGCATCCAGATGAAGCCCATGACATCACCAGTCTGTTTATGGAAAGGAGGCGAAGGTTATTAATAGATTACGAAAAGGAAGAGGCCAACATAATGAGGGAGCTCAAGAGCGACTTTGTAAAGACATTTAGAATAGAAAAAACATTACTAGAAACAATTATGGAAACATTCGATGGAACTCTAGTAGAATTATATAACCACATAAAAAATAAAGATTATGATTCAAGTAGGCTCAGTAGTTAGATGCGTTAGAGGCGCAGAAGACATTTTAAAAGAGGGAGAAGAGTACACAGTGCTTCAAATCACTAGAAAGGGAAATTTTATTATAGAAGAGGTGGATTCTCCTTTTGGGTACGATTGCTTCGATAAGACTCGATTCGAAGATACTGGAAAAACTGTTATTACGGAAATGAGAGAGTATTTCTCCGAGTATGAACTTGAAGAAATTTTCGGTGAATAAATTTTTATAAACCCAAAAAATAAATGCAACGATTATGAAATATTGTTGTATATTTATTATATCATTAACAATTTAATTAAACAAAAACAAAACAAATGAAAAAGTTTTTAGCAATCGTTGCGGTATCTGCATTATTAATCTCTTGCGGTGGCGCTTCAACCACAGAAACAACTTCTACGGATTCTACAGTAGTAAAGGCTGACACTACGTTGCCTGCAGTAGACACAACAAAAGCAGTAGACACAGCTAAGTAATTTAGCACATCGGAGTGGCGGAAGCAAACAAGTCGACTAAGTTTGCAAGCTAGACGTAACCAGTTATGGTCGGCACAGGGTAACCGAGCCGTAGAGGTGCAAATCCTCTCTCCGATACCACAGTAATTTTATTGCGGGGAAGTGGATAAGTACCACGCGGGTCTCATAAGCCCGAGAACTGGAGCGTTACCAGCGACCGCAACAAAAATAGTTGCCGTTCTTTGACATATAGGAGATCAAAAACATGGATACACAAACAGCATTTGGTTTAGGTATGCTTGCGGTGGTTGCTATCGGAATGTTGATAGCAATCGTTGTAGGTATGCTTAAGGTAAGTCATTTGGAAGCAGAGCTGGAAGACACACAAACCAGCATAACAAGAACACTTGAAAACATTGAACGCTACGTAGCAGAAATACGTAAAGAGTTAGAACACAGAATAGATAAAGAATCTAGATATATGGAAACTACTATCAGCGAACATTCATCTGTATTGCACCGAAGAATGGACGATATAATGTCGGAAATAGATTCGCGATTCGATAAATTCGAAAATAGAATAACAAAGAAACAAATTTTAAAAGACTAAAAAAATTAGTCAAAGACGGCAACTAAAGATCTTTTACATTATGGGGATGATTTGGCATTTGATCCGGATGCAAAGGGTAATATCACACGCAGAGGCATGGTTCTAATCCTCTTTAATACTTGAACAAAACTATAAACGACAACAAAAAATCTCGTCAAGAAATCGGTGCATCTATTATCAACATGGCTTTTGCTAATGTAGCTGTAGCTGCCTAAGATCTAAGGATCTTTTCTTTCCCTGGCAACTTGGGTGAAACAGTAAGTTGCAATCAGGTTTTCTTAGTTGAACCAGTTAATCAACTGAGTGGTGGAGCGTTCTAACTTTCGGTTAGTTCCCTAATTACGGTGCAAAAATAACGGGGGTTCACCCTCTTGATTATCTTAGTACTAAGCGTGTGAAACGTTGGTATTATTGTTTCTTTCGGAGACCGCGGTTCGATCCCGCGCATCTCCACCATGGTCGTGTTTGTAGACCTTAAACACAAACAATATTTCTTAACAAAACAAACAATTATGAAAAAAACAGTATTACTCTTAGCAGTAATTTTGGGATCATTCTCATTGACGACTGTAAGCGCCCAAAAAAATTCCGCTATATTGAGTGGAACGGTATCTTACACAAAAGCAAAAGATGTTAAAGCTTCTTATAGCATCAACCCTCTAATAGGTTACTTCGTAACCGATAAAGTGGCGGTTGGCGTTTTGGGAGGTCTTAGCAAAACAGATTCGGCAAACAAAGCTACTAGCGTAGGAGTTTTCGGAAGGTGCCACTTCTTGAACATTGGCAAAAAATGTCTTATCTTCTCTCAGTTGGATTTGACAAGCAATTCTGAAACGGTAGAAAACGTAAAAACAAAGTCTACTTGCGTTAATCTTGGATTGGGAGCTAACTACACTTTAACTAAAAAGTTAGATCTAACCATGCACGTTACGAATTTGGCTACGTACGTAAGTACAGAAGGAGCTTCTGCCTTTACGGTAGGATTCTCTGGAGTTGCCAATCCGTTCGCAACGACTGGATTCGGTGTGATCTACAAATTCTAAACAGTACTCATATTGCTTACCGTAAGATCAGCTTATGAGTCAATATTGGCAGTCAGCAATGGCTGCCTTTTTTTTGTGTTTGCGCATATTTATATTCGAGCATATTAATCAGTTATAGAAGTTGTTGCGTATTGATAAACAAACTTAAATAACACGTAGTATGACTTTTAAAAAATGGATTCTTGAACTATTTAAAGACGAACGCGGTTCAGTATCAATCAAACCTGTAGTAGCATTCATTGGCGCAATGTTTTTATGCGTCACAATGACAATCAATTCTTTCTCTCACGAAGACTTCAAACCAGCAGATGCTCTAGTTGATGCAGTAATGATTATTACTTGTATCGGATTAGGCGCTGATAGCATTGATAAATTCTCTCACAAGAAGAAAGAAGAAACAACAACAGAAGAACCAACAACCACAGTAGAATAAAATGGCAAAAAAATCAACAGTAGAAACAGTTGCAGGTGCTGTAAAGTCGCCAATCTCTTTTAAAGAGTTTGCGAAAGAACCTGTAAAGGGCTTGATGTTTATTTGCATCATAGCAGTAGGTTATCTGTATGTTGATATTAAAATGACTAACTCAGCAACGCAAAAGCAATTAAATGAAAAAATTACAGTACTGGAAACAAAGGTTGACCAGCTTACTGACCAGCTTAGAAGATCGGATAGCGCGCTTTCTGCAGCGGCTTCCAAAATAGCAGTCCTTCAAGAATTAGGTAAAATCAAATAACATGAAAGTAAGAAACATATTGATAGCTTGTCTATTAGTAGGATGTAATACATCAACAGAAGCTCCTGAAGCAACTTATACCGATAGCTTGATAGCTGCCAGTGACAGTGTAATGGCTAAAGCAGAATGCTCGAGTAAAATTCTGGATTCAGTAACAACTGTGACTGCAGAAATGGTAACAGATAACGTCGAGGTATTAACTAATACCATCACTAATTACGAAACCAAAATCAAAGCTGCTACTAAGACAGTAACCGTAGAGAAAGTTATTCGCGATACAGTGTATGTAGAGACTAAGAAAAATTTCTGGGGTAAGACTAAAAAGAGCGTAACTACCTCATCAGATAGCAGTATTAATGCATCAGAAGTAGTAGATACAACACAACAATAATTTATGTTCAGTTCACCGTCAGTTGCGATAATGATTTCAGGGGTTTTAATATCTCTACTCTTTATCTGTGCAGCATTATATTTTGTCTACAAGTTATTTGCTAACAACGCTCAGGAGGTATTAGTTAGGTTTATCCTATTAATATTTACAGCGTTGGTTGGAGTATGGACAGTCGATAAGATAGTTGCATTCAAGATCAATCTACTATCAGAACAACAAGATAACGAACTGTTTGATCTAATCAAGACTCTCATACTAATGATATTCAGTTACTATTTCGGAACTAAAAACACAAATAAAGATGAATGTACAGAAACTAAAGGGACACGTTCCTGATACAGTTATAGCTCAGATTCCTGATGTTATGGCTAAATTTGAAATCAACACACCACTTCGCTTGGCTCATTTCTTAGCTCAGTGCGGACATGAATCAGGTGGCTTTAAAGTTGTAAACGAGAACCTAAACTACAGCGCTAAAGGATTATTAGGAGTATTTAAGAAATACTTCCCCGATGGAACCAAAGCAGCATTGTACGAGCGTAAGCCAGAAAAGATTGCTAACTTAGTTTACGGTAACAGAATGGGTAACGGACCTGAAGCATCAGGAGACGGATTCAAATTCAGAGGAAGAGGTTATATCCAGTTGACTGGAAAGGACAACTACAAAGCATTCGATGCAGTTGTACCTGAGAATCTACTTGAATCTCCAGATTTAGTAGCAACTAAGTATCCATTGCTATCTGCAGCTTGGTTCTTTCACAAAAACGGACTACATAAGATAGCAGACGGTGGAGCTACAGACACTGTAGTAACATCAGTAACAAAACGAGTGAACGGCGGAACTATCGGTTTAGCTGATCGCATTAAACACTTTAAAGAATATTACTCTTTATTAGCATAAAAAAACTTAATGTTTGTAAAAAGTTAGGAGACCAAATAATTAAAGGTCTCCTTTTTTATTTTATAGATTATATTTAAAATAAAAACTCAATGGCTTGTCATACTATTTTTATGAAAGATCAAAAGGAATTTTTCCAAAGAATTAAGGAAAGAGACCCTGAAATTATTTTGAAGATGGTAAAGTGCGTATTGAGCGCTCACAAGAGAAAAATTAAAAATCTAAACATATTCGAAGTAGTTTTTAAAGATACGACTTACATGGTGTTCGCGATGGATAAATCAGAATTTAAAAATTTCTTAAACAATTGTATGCAAGATATGATTAATATAGAAGAATATGAGATCTGCGCGCAAATAAAAAAGATCGTTTCTAGAAATACCAGAAAAAAGAAAGTTTCCACTGAAGAGAAATAATTTATACTCTCAACAATAACAATTTAATTAGTATTAAAACCAATTTTATGGATCAACAACAAGTAAAACTAAACATTTCTTTGGATAAAACTGAAGGTGTAATCTGCGATGTTTGTCAAAATCAAACATTTCAAGAAGCTCTTATAATTAGGAAAGCTTCGAAATTCTTAACAGGAACTGCTCAAGATGCAATAGTGCCTATTCCAACTTTCTGCTGTACCAAATGCGGACACGTTAATGAAGATTTTCTACCTCAAGAATTAAAATCAACAAAAAATTAAATATATGAATGATAGAGAAGTTACGGTTATAGCGTATGACAAAGACAATTCGAGAACAGTATTAAGAGCAGATTCAATAGTAGATTCTATAGTAGATAAATTCATAGACAGGTCTAGGTTTGGAAAAAAGAAATACGGAACTGATTTAGATAGAACCGATTTGGGTTTGGAAGAATGGCTAAATCACGCTATAGAAGAACACATGGATGCGATACTTTACTTACAAAAAATTAAATCAGTTATAGGTGGCTCCAAAACAAAATTATGATATAGATTGGGCAACTCAGAAAGGAATCAGTTATTCTCAGTACTCTTTATATAATCAATGTCAACACAGGTGGTATTTACAATATGCTAAGAAGATCAAGGTTTTCGAACCTTCGATGCATCTCGTCTTTGGTACAGCATTTCATGAAACTCTACAAGAGTACATTAGAGTTATGTACGAGCAGTCTGCTAAAGCCGCAAATTCCATAGATCTAGAAACTTTTCTCAAAGAGAAAATGCTCGAGAGCTATAAAGAGATATATGACAACAATGGCAATGTGCACTTCGCTAAACCTGAAGATTTTAAAGATTTCATAACAGACGGAACCACTCTATTAAATTGGATAAAATCTAAAAGATCCAGATACTTTAGTTTAAAAGGAGTAGAACTGAAAGGAATAGAAATACCAGTGAAAGGTCTAATATCAGAAGACGCTCCAAATATATTCATGATAGGCGCTATAGATCTCGTATTCTATGATAAACGAGATGGCAAATATACTATATATGATATAAAAACATCTACTCGTGGTTGGTCAGAAATGGATAAGCGCGATCAAACTAAAATCAATCAAATACTTTTATACAAACACTATTATTCGAAACTTGTTAAAGTGGACTTAGATAAAGTAGATGTGAAGTTTTTCATAGTCAAAAGAAAGCCTTACGAAAATCCTGATTTTCCTACCCATAGAGTGCAGGAGTTTGTTCCTGCTAACGGAAGTAAAAAAATAGAGAAAGCTGTTAATTCTTTTAAAGAGTTTATAGGAAGCTGCTATAACGCTTCTGGAGATTTATTAGAGAGAACGTACGAAAAAAATCTATCAGCTTGTAAATATTGTCCTTTCAATAACAAACCTGAACTTTGTAATCGCAACCAATAAAATTTATTTTTTATTTATGTATATATAATCTATATTTATGTATATTTATAATAAAGATAAATATGGAAACTAAAAAAAGAGTAATCACATCGGTAAAGATTCCCGATAACTTATACGAAGATTTTAAAATTATGAACGTAAGAACAAAAATGAACTTACAAGATTTGGTAGAAAGAACTATATTCCTTTATTTAACAGAAAATAAATTTAGAGAAATGGTACACAACCAATTCAATACATACTATACAGGATCAGACATTTTAAACGCAATAAAATAAAGTAAATGATAAACGGTTATATCCCACAAAAAGACAGAAAAAAAATACTCTTGCTTTGCGACGATATTCGAATGACTTCTGGAATATCTACAGTTGCAAGAGAACTAGTAGTAGGAACTTCTCACGTATTTAATTGGGTAAATCTTGGTGGAGCAATAAACCACCCAGATCATGGAAAGAGATTAGATATATCTCAAGATACAGGAAACATCATTGGAATACAAGATGCTTCTGTTTTCTTATATCCGTGCAATGGATACGGTTCACCAGAAATAGTGAGACAATTGATAGACGTAGAAAAGCCAGATGCTCTAATGTTTTTTACAGACCCAAGGTATTGGATATGGTTATTTCAAATGGAAAACGAAATTAGAAAAAATATCCCAATGATATACTTAAATATTTGGGACGATTTACCTGCTCCACTATACAATAAATCCTATTACGAATCTTGCGATACGTTATTCGCAATATCTAAACAAACGGAAAATATAAATAGATTAGTACTTGGAGACTTAGCAAAAGATAAAATTATTAAGTATTTGCCTCACGGAATAAACGAAAAGTTTTTCTATCCTATAAACGATTACATGAAAGAGGAAAGTGAGAAACTAGATCAAATGAGAACAAAACTTTTCGGAGACGATAAACCAGATTTCACTGTTTTCTACAACGCTAGAAATATAAGGAGAAAGTGTTTACCAGATCTAATAGCTGGATATGCTCAATTTTGTGACATGATTGGCAAAGACGCCGCTAAAAAATGCAGATTGCTAATGCATACGGATCCTATGGACGAAAATGGAACCGATTTACCTGCTGTTATAGATTTGATCTGCGATCCAGAATATCAAAAAACTGTATTCTCAGCAGGAAGAACATCTACTCAAGACATAAATTTAATGTACAATCTGTGCGATGTAACGGCACTAATATCCTCAAACGAAGGTTGGGGACTGTCTTTAACTGAAGCAATGATGTGCGGAAAAATGATTATTGCAAACGTAACAGGCGGAATGCAAGATCAGATGAGATTCGAAGACGAAAAAGGAAATTGGATTAATTTCGATGAAAAATTCCCATCTAATCATTTTGGAAAATATAAAAAATGTGGAGAATGGGCAATACCCGTATTTCCATCAAATATGAGTCTAGTAGGATCTATACCTACCCCGTATATTTGGGACGATAGAGCTGATTTTAGAGATATAGCAAACGCGATTAAAGAAGTTTATGATCTAACACCAGAGGAGAGACACAGAAGAGGAATGAGCGCAAGAGATTGGGTTCAGTCAGATGAATCAAACATGAGCGCAAGAAGAATGTGTCAAACTTTTGTTTCAACAGTAAACGAAACTTTAAGCGGTTTCAAAAAAAGATCCTCTTTCGATCTAATAAAAATTGAAAAACTACCAAGAAAAAAACTAACACACCCATTAACATACTAATATGAATAAACAATATTGCGTTATTTCCTGCCCGATAGACACCTATTCAGGTTATGGAGCAAGATCAAGAGATTTCGTAAAAGCAATTTACGAATTAAAAAAAGAAGATTGGACAATTGAAATTCTATCTCAAAGATGGGGAGCGACTCCTTGGAATTATATAAAAGAGAACTCAAAAGATTGGAGTTTTTTGGAGCCTCTTATAAATAAAACAGGACAGATAACACAACAGCCAGACATTTGGATTCAAGTAACAATTCCTAATGAATTTCAACCAATAGGAAAATTCAATATAGGAGTTACTGCCGGAATAGAAACAACTCTATGTCACGCTTCTTGGTTAGATGGACTAAATAGAATGAATCTAAACTTTGTCTCATCAGAACACGCCAAATCAGTTTTTAAGAATACGTTTTTTGAAGAAAAGAATCAACAAGGTCAAGTCGTAAGACAAATAAAATTAGAGAAACCAGTAGAAGTGCTTTTTGAAGGAGTGGATTTAAATAAGTATTTTCATATCGAAGAAAAAGATTTGCAAAAAACAGAAATATTAGAAAGTTTAAATAGCATCAAAGAATCTTTTTGTTATTTGTTTGTTGGACATTGGTTGCAAGGAGAAATAGGCGAAGACAGAAAAAATGTTGCACTAATGTTAAAAACATTCTTAGAAACTTTTAAAGGCAAAAAAAATAAGCCTGCGTTAATAATGAAAACGTCTGGAGCTGGATCTAGTATCATGGATCGTGATGAAATTCTCAAAAAGATAGATATAATAAGAAACTTTATTGGTGATAAAGATTTGCCCAATGTATATCTTCTTCATGGAGATATGTTCGATGAAGATATGAATATATTATATAATCATCCAAAAGTAAAAGCTATGGTGAATCTGACAAAAGGAGAGGGATTTGGAAGACCTCTGTTAGAATTCAGTTTATCTAAAAAACCAATTATAGCTTCAAATTGGTCTGGCCATGTAGATTTTTTATCTGATGATTTTTGTTGCTTAGTTAATGGAGAAGTAAAACAAATACATCCATCAGCAGTTGTAGAGAATATGTTAATCCCAGAATCAGGTTGGTTTTCTGCAAATTTAGGAGAAGCGAAATATTATTTGAAAGATGTTTTTGAAGACTATGAAAAATATTTGGAAAAAGCAAAAAGACAAGCTTATAAATCAAAAATACAATTCTCGTTAGACAAAATGAAAGATTTATTGGCTATTAATTTAGAAGTCATTCCTAAAAAAGTAGAATTAAAACTTCCTACTCTTAAAAAAATAGAATTACCTAAACTTAAAAAACTTTAATATGACTGAAAAAGAATTCGTAACATGGTTCAAAGGTTTCGTATCAGCAGCCAACACTTTCAATATAACTCCAAAACAATGGGATTCTATTTGCGAACAATTAGAGAAAGTTAAAGAGATTAATGAGGAATCAAAAAGTTATAGTAGATATATGTTAGATATAGATACGAGTAATAGTAATTGGACTAGCACAACCATAACTAATGCAGATAGAAATAACGTATCATATAAAAAAGATAATTTAGAAACAAAAACTATTTTAAATGACTGATAAAATTATAGACTGCCCAAATTGTAAAGAGAAGGCTTGTTGCTATCAGACCCCTATAAATGAATTTCATAATTCATACGCTTGTTTCGGATGCGGATTTACCACAAATGATTTAATGATAGATGGAGAATTTAATTTTGAAGAGTTCGAATCTACGCTTCCCGAACTATATAAAGATTTAAAAAATAAAGATCACGAAGGTAGGATATGGTATCCTCAAGCAATTAATATTCTAGAGAAAGGAACCGTTTTTGCTAATGGAAAATCAAAAACAAATTGGCAGTGGTCCGCGATCAAAACCGTAGAATTAACAGAAGAAGAAAAACAAAATCCAAAATTTAAAGGTCAAGCGTATAAATCAGATTCAAAAACTTTAGAAAATTTCGGAACAGATTTTATAGAAGCTTGTGACTATATAGGTTTTTTTGATATAAAAAAATAAATTTCAATGCCATCAATAAGTTATGCAATACCCGTATGCAATGAGCATAGAGAGTTAGATAAATTACTTTCACTACTAATTGAATATAAACGATCGCAAGACGAAATAGTAGTTCAATGCGATTTGGGAAACACAACTAGAGAAGTTTATGAAATTATTGAAAAATATAAATTGCATATAAAAGTTTTAGAGTTTGCATTAAAAGGAAATTTTGCAGCATTTAAAAATAATTTAAAAGAAAATTGCACAGGAGCTTGGATATTTCAAATAGACGCAGACGAACTATTACACGAAGAATTTTTACAGCATCTTCCTCAAATTTTAAGAGATAATCCTACTGTAGAACTTTTCTGTTTACCAAGAATTAATACTGTCGAAGGCTTAACTCAAGAGCATATTGCAAAATGGAGATGGAACGTCAATGAAAAAGGATGGGTAAATTTCCCCGATATACAAACTAGAATAATTCAAAATTCTCCAAAAATACAATGGGTTGGTAAAGTTCATGAAGTAATCTATGGACATAGATCTCAAGCAGTTCTACCCATACAAGAAGAATATTGTATACTACACCATAAACATATAAGACGCCAAGAAGTGCAAAATACATTATATTCAATGATATGAAAAAAGCATTAATAACTGGAATAAACGGACAAGACGGATCATACCTAGCAGAGTATCTAATCGAAATAGGATACGAAGTCCACGGTATTTTAAAAAGAAATTCTGTAGCAGAAAATCAAACAGCGAGATTGGATAACATATTTGATAAATTGAATTTACACTACGCTGATATGACAGATATATCATCTTTATATAGAGTAATAAATCAAGTTAAACCTGACGAGATATATAATTTAGCGGCTCAATCTCACGTTAGAATATCCTTCGATCAGCCTATATATACTGTAAATGCAACTGGTGTCAGTGTTCTTAATTTATTAGAAGCGGTAAAAGAAATAGATCCATCTATAAAAATATATCAAGCGTCGTCTTCTGAAATGTTTGGGAACTCTATAGATAAAGACGGTTATCAAAGAGAAACAACTCCCATGAATCCAGTGTCTCCTTACGGATGCGCAAAAGTTTTTGCCTATAATATAAGTAGAAACTACAGACATTCATATAACATGTTTATATCTAACGGAATACTATTTAATCATGAGAGTCCTAGAAGAGGTACTAACTTCGTAACAAATAAAGTATGTAAAGAAGCTGTAAAAATAAAATTGGGATTATCTAACGAGTTAAAATTAGGCAATTTAAATGCAACTAGAGATTGGGGACATGCAAAAGATTATGTTAAAGCAATGCATCAAATTCTGCAATTAGATAAACCTGACGATTTTATATGCGCTACTGGAATATCTCACTCTGTTCAAGAACTTTGTGAATATGTGTTTACAGCATTGGATCTAGATTGGAAGAATTACGTAAAACAAGACGAAAAATTTTTAAGACCTGAGGAATTAAATGATCTCAAAGGAGATGCATCAAAATTGATTGGTTCTACTGGTTGGAAACCGACATATACTTTCAAATCCATGTTATTGGAAATGATTAATTATTGGATAAAACATTACGAAAAATGAGTAAAATATTAATAACAGGAGGAACTGGGTTAATCGGTTCCGCTTTTAAACAAGGGAAAAAAGTTGGATCTAAAGATTATGATCTTAGAGATCAATATCAAACAAACCAAATGCTTTCAGATAACGATCCAGACATAGTCATTCATACAGCAGCCAAAGTAGGAGGAATTGGAGCAAATATGCAATATCCTGCCGATTTTTATTATGATAATATAATGATGAATACGAACGTTATAGAAAGTTCATTTCAACACGGAGTAAAAAAATTAGTTTGTTTTTTATCTACATGCGTATTTCCTGATAAAATAGAATATCCTCTGACCGAAAATAAAATACATCAAGGAGAACCCCATACGAGTAATGCTCCGTACGCTTACGCAAAAAGAATGGCTGATGTTCAAATCCAAGCTTATAATAGTCAATATCAAACAAAATATTTTTCAGTTATTCCGTGTAACGTTTACGGAATTAATGATAATTTTGATTTACAAAATGGTCATGTGATACCAATGTTAATACACAAGTGCTGGTTAGCAAAACAAAACAATATTCCTTTTGAAATTTGGGGAGATGGATCTGCTCTTAGAGAGTTTATTTTTGCAGAAGACGTTGCGAATATAATTCTAAAATTAGTGGACACATACGATGGAATAGATCCAATTATAATATCCAATCCTCAAGAATATTCTATAAAGCAGGTAGTTGAATTGATTGTAAAATATATGGAATTTGATGGAGATATTAAATGGCTTGCCGATAAGCCAAATGGACAGCATAGAAAGCCTTCATCAAATAAAAAATTATTGAGTGTAATAGGAGAATATAATTTCACTACTTTAGAAATAGGTTTAAAAAATACAATAGAATGGTTTAAATTGAATCATAACAAAATAAGGAAATAAAATTAAAGTTATGCAAGATATTATAAAATTAGTAGAAGAGTACATAAACAATAAACACTCTCAAAAAAAATGGGAAGCAGGTAAAGATTGGGTACAATACGCAGGTCCATATTTTAGTAGTGAAGAATATATAGCAGCTGTTAAAACTTTATTGGGAGAGTGGCTCGTATTAGGAGCAGAAGCAATTAAGTTTGAAAAAACATTTCCAGAGAAATTTGGTAAAAGATTTGGGTTATTAACAAATAGTGGATCAAGCGCCAACCTTCTTATGATGCTGGCGATGACATCTAAAAGAGGTAGAAATTTACCAAAAGGTACAAAAGTCATAACTCCTATTGCTGGATTTCCAACAACTATTAATCCTATTTTTCAAGTAGGATTTACTCCAATTTTTGTAGACATAGAATTAGAAACTCTTAATTTAGATTTAGATCATGTAGAAAGAGTTTGTATAGAAAATCCTGATGCTAAGATAATAACATTTGCGCATGTTTTAGGAAATCCTCCAAACATGAATAAACTCATGAATATAGTAGAGAAATATAATTTAATTCTCTTAGAAGATTGTTGTGATGCTTTAGGATCTTTATATGATGGTAAAAAATTAGGGTCTTTTGGAGAATTAGCTAGTTGTTCATTTTATCCAGCACACCATATTACTATGGGCGAAGGAGGATTTGTAGCAGCTAAAGATCAAAATACAGAAAGAATAATTAGAAGTTTTAGAGAATGGGGTAGAGGTTGCTATTGCGTAGGTAAACAAAACTTATTAGCAAACGGATCTTGTGATTGTAGATTTAATAATTGGTTGCCTTCTCTTCCTGAAGATTTATTTGATCACAAATATGTTTACGAAGAAATTGGATATAATTTAAAACCGATTGAATTACAAGCTTCTATAGGGTTAGTGCAAATGAAAAAAATGAAAGAAATAGGAGAAAAGCGTAGAGAGAATTATTCTAATCTTTTTAAAGCATTCTCTAAATATGAGCAATATTTCCATTTACATAAAGCACAAGAATTGTCGGATCCAGATTGGTTTGCGTTTCCAATTACTTTGAGAGATGATGCTCCATTTAAAAGATCAGACATATGTCAATTTTTAGAATCTAACAAAATTCAAACAAGACCATATTTTGCAGGAAATATAATGCTTCAACCAGCCTACGCAGGAATGATGGACCCAAAAGAAGTTATTGAAAAATTCCCTATTGCCCGTAAAGTAACAACTGATACATTCTTTTTAGGAACAAGTCCAGTAATAAACAAAGAAAAAATAGATTACATAGAATCAATTCTAGATAAGTTTATATTGACATTATGAAAATAGCATTTTTGACTGAAATGGGATTTACAGGAAAAATCTCTGAAGATCATCCTAATATGAGAACAGAATTTGCATGGATGAATGCACTTAATGCTGACCATTTCCACATTTCTATGTTTTCTCAAGTGGAAAATTATGATCATGTTTTTTTAATATTCCCTAAAGGAGAAGTGTATTTAAATACAATAGGATCTAAATTAATAGACAAAATTAACCCAATTAGTGATTTATTGAGATCTGATTTTCAACAAGTAATAAAAAATAAGAACTCAAAATTACATTTTGTTCAAGAAGGTCCTCACTGGCTGTTTAATGATTATGAGATAGTAGATCAAATAAATTTCTATAATCTTATAAGTGAATGCGACACTATATTTGCGCATAATCAAGAAGATAGAAAGTATTATTGTGGAATGTTCCCTGATAAGCCTGTTCATGTTTTACCTACTCTAATGATAGAAACTTTAATAAAGGATATAGAACCTATTAAAACAGATCGGGTAATCATTGGTGGTAATTTCTCAAGATGGTATGGAGGATTTGAAAGTTATACGGTAGCTCAAGAATTCGATACACCTATCTGGGCTCAAGATTCTCATTCAAAAAGAGAATACGAAGATCAACTAGAAAATATAAATCATTTTCCAAGAATGATGTGGAATGAGTGGATGAGACAATTATCTTCATTTAAATATGCAGTGCATTTAATGCCAACGGTGGCTGCAGGAACATTTAGTTTGAATTGCGCATATTTTGGAATACCGTGTATAGGAAATAAAAAAGTAGATACACAATCAGCATGTCATCCTCTATTATCGGTTGATGTAGAAGATATTTACTCTGCAAGAAATTTAGCGAAAAAATTAAAAGAAGATAAAGATTTTTACGAGCGTTGTAGTAGAATGGCTAAAGAGAGTTATAAATCTTTTTACCATAAAGATAATTGGTTGCAGTATATGAATAAAGTTTTAAATTAGTATAAATGATTAAACTTATAATATTCGATTTAGACGGAGTGCTAGTCGAAGCAAAACATATACACTACGAAGCTCTAAATAAAGCTTTAGGTAGTAAATACTCTATTGATTGGAACGAGCATCTATCAGTGTATGATGGTTTAAAAACAAACCAAAAACTACAAATGTTGACTGAGAAAAAAGGTTTGCCGCAAAATATTCATGGAGAAGTTTGGAAGAATAAGCAAAAATACACATTAGAAGCGTTATCGAATCTTAAACCATCAATTCAATTACAAGTGTGTTTAAAAACCTTAGTAGATCAGGGTTATAAAATTGCTTGTTGTAGTAATAGCATAAGAAAAACGATATTAACAGTTTTAAGTAAGTTGAACATAATAGAATATTTTGACTTGATTCTCTCTAATGAAGATGTAAAAAATAGTAAGCCTCATCCTGAAATATATTGGAAAGCCATTTCAACCATGGGATATTTGCCAGAAGAAGCTCTAATAGTCGAAGATTCTCCTTACGGTTTATTAGCTGCTAGTCGAAGTAAAGCTAATATTATGAGAGTGGGTTCTCCTAAAGATATTACATATAATAACATATATAAACATTTAAATAAAGAAAAAATGAACAATACACCAAAATGGAAAGATGACAAACTGAATGTGTTGATTCCTATGGCTGGTGCTGGATCTAGATTTGAGCAAGCAGGTTACACATTTCCAAAACCTCTGATAGATGTTAAAAACAAACCTATGATTCAAGTAGTCGTAGAAAATCTAAATATAGATGCAAACTATATTTACATAGTACAAAAAAAGCATAGAGAAAAATATAATTTAGACACGTTGTTAAATCTTATTACTCCAGGTTGTAATATAGTTGAAGTAGATGGATTGACTGAGGGTGCAGCATGTACTGCGTTATTAGCTAAGCAATTCATAGATAATGATAATCCACTGTTTTTCGCAAATTCAGATCAATTTGTTGAATGGGATTCTAATGAGTTTATGTATAAGATGCAAGAAACAGATTCAGACGGAGGAATAGTATCTTTTAAAGCCACTCATCCTAAATGGTCGTTTGCAAAAGTAAATCAAGACGGTTTAGTAACTGAAGTAGCAGAAAAAAATCCAATATCAGATATAGCAACTGTTGGATACTATTATTGGAAACATGGTTCTGATTTTGTAAAATATGCCGAACAGATGATTGAAAAGAACATCAGAGTAAATAACGAGTTTTATGTGTGTCCTGTATTTAATGAAGCAATTCAAGACAACAAACAAATAAGAATTTTCGATATTAAAAAGATGTGGGGATTAGGAACTCCAGAAGATTTAAATGATTTTTTAAAAAAATATAATAATGAATAAAATAGAATTCATAAAGCAAAACTTTAAACACTATTACATAGATAATGGTCCTGAGAACGGAATGTTACAAGGTACTAAGTATGCAGGATCAGCGACTCATTGTAGAGCGTGTTTGAATGCTTTAACGAGAATGTTAAAACCTCTATATGTTTTAGAGATAGGATCTCTACATTATGAAAGCACTATTTCAATATCGAAAGGTATGGACACGTATCTGTTAGAAGATCAAGGTCAAATCCATAGTTATGATATAAAAATCGGAGGTTATACTGGAGAAGGTAAAACTGATCATTTATCAAAAAGAATATCTCCAAGATATTGGTATCCATACAAGACAGAATATGATGATTGGAAATTTACTGATTTTGGAGTCGTTTATAAAGATTTCATAAATTATGATAATGATGAATTGTTTATTAAAAATAAAGAGATCTTAAAAGAAGTAGCGCCTCCTTCAGGATACGATTTAATTTTTATCGATGGAGATCACTCTTACGAAGGAGCACATAAAGATTGGCTTCACGCTTTAGAAGTGTCTCATAAAGAAACTGTGATTGTAATTGACAACATATGGGATTACAGATTGAGAGAAGTTCGCCGTTTTTACGATAGTTTAAACGTTAACAAGTGGGATTTTGAAGAATGGAATGATAGTAATTTAGACATGGTTCAAGATACAGGAGTTTTATTGACTTATTAACATAACTTAAAAAATGGATAGAATAGCTGTTATAATGTTAGCAGGGGAAAGACAGAATATTTGCTTTTGGCCTTCTTATTATAATTGTAAAGCAGGAATTTCTCATGATTTAATAATAGTTCATAGAGATGGTTTAGGTCTTCCTGAAGAAATACTAGATCAAGGATACGGAGAAATAAAGTTTTTAAATAAAATTGTGGATGGAGTAGATATTCCTCATAGAGCTTTCGGAGCTTATAGATATTCATTTAATCTATATAAAAATAATTATGATTATTTTATTTTCATATCAGATGATGTTGTACTTAAAAGAGATAGTTGGTTGCTAGATATAATTAATGTTTTAAACAAGCATGAAAAATTAGGATTCGGAGCGAGTCAAATATTTCATGGAGGCAAAGGATTTCCTGAAGAAAGCCACATAAGAGCCCCTTTTTGGTTCGCAAAAACAGAAGCGCTAAACAAAACCGTATGGGAGTTCGATCATGATCATACAGGAGAGATGAGAATAGGAGATCAGATAACTCAAGCTGGGTATTTTGGAGTGCAAGTTGGAAATAAGTTAACTCTAGGATTTGATTCAACAGAGAAAGATCATATAACTCAACTACTAGAAAAAAAATATTTTCCGCAAAAATCAGAAATGGGAAAATATGATTTACATCAGTACGACTATTTTTTAAATAATATAGATGAAATAAAAAGCGATTATATAGTGTCTCCATATAATCATATTGGAAAACAAAATGTTTTGATAGATATTGAGCCTTTTGATGGTTTAATATATAATCCGAGTTTAGAAATAGCAAAAAAATGTGTAGATATAATTGATATCGGACACAATACGTACATTATAAAAAACTAAAAATATGGTGTTCTTAGATGTAATAAAATTATTAGAAAACAAAAAAGGCTTAGAATTTGGTGGACCGACAGAATTGTTTGGTTCAAATAGTTACGGAATGCCGCTATATCCGCATGTGCATTTAGATGGAGGCAATATTTTTGAAAATAACTATTTTCAATATACGATAAATGATCAATTTAATTATTATGGAAAAACTGGATCACAATATAATGTTGATTGCGCAAATATAGAAGATATTCAAAAAATAAATAAGACATACGATTTTATATTGACTTCTCATGTTATAGAACATATTGCGAATCCCATGAAAGCAATAAAAAGTTGGGTAGATAATCTACTAAATGAAAACGGATATATTCTGTCTATCATACCAGATTATAGAAACTGTTTTGACAGAAATAGACCACTAACTCAAATAGATCATATAATTGAAGATTATAAAAACGACACTAAAGAAGATGATACTACACACATAGAGGAGCAGAAACAACTTCACGATTGGTCTTGTGGTGGACATAGGGATTTTTATAGTCTATGTGAAATAAATTATAAAACAAGAGTAGTGCATCATCATACATTCACTCCAGAAACTGTAGATCAATTATTTTTAGAGTGTGGACTTGAATCTATTACGACATTTAAGCACGATGATTTAAACATAGTGAATTTATCTAAAATTAAAAAAAATGATTAATATAAACTATTTATCGCACAATAGAACTAATTTCAGTGAATTGACTTTTCATTTTTTGAATAAAATTAAAAAAGAAAACAAACTTAAAATTAAATTAACAATACTATGCAGTAAAAGTTGTAATTTTAATTTACATAAACTAGAGGATATAAGTACTGAAGTTAAAATTTTTGAATCTGAGAATAATTATTTATCGAAAATTCAATATGCTATAAAAAGCGATTGCAAATATTCTATTAAATTAGACGAGGACTGCTTCATAAATAACCATGTTTGGGATTATATAATTGAAAATATAGAAATTTTAGATAACCCAGAAAATTTATTACTGTCTCCCACAATGACTAATAACATTCCATCATGTGATTTGTTTATAGAAGATTATGTAAAGGACCAAGATTTTAAAAATAGAATATATGAATGTTTTTTGAATAGAGAAATGCCAGTAGGATTATGGGGAGTAGACTATTCGCCCTTAAATCAATATACAATATTAGCTAATAGTTGGAATTCCAAAGATTATTATGCTGGACTTTCATTATTGGAAACCCCAATAAAAGGCATGCATCCTCTTAGAATCAGTTACGAAGCTCAAGTTTTAATAAACGATTATATATTGCAAAATGTAGATAGATTTTTAAACAAAAACGATTATTCTATAGTTGAATTAATTTCTCCCTATTTCACAAATAGTTTATTTGCAATAAAAACATCAGAGTGGAAAAATATATTAGATAACATGTATGTTGACCAATTTGATGAAATCGCTTTAAATGATTATAAGAAGACTACGAACAAGAAATTTTTATTTATTAAAAATGGATTTGGTATTCATCCTATGTATAATACTGTTTTTGGAAATAAAAATCCTTGGGGTATAGGAGCAGAAAATGGAGAGCAATCAGAAAAAGATTTTTTTAACAGTTTTAAAAATATAATAATCAAAAAAATACATTGTATAGGTGATAGCCACTCGGCAGTTTTCAGTGGAAAAGAAGAAATGGTGCCAATCTGGCCTGAATTATCCGATGACATTACTGAATACTTTAAAACGTATAGAATAGGTCCTGCTACTGCATATAAATTAGAAAATAAAATAGAAATCATTAATAGTATTATAGAAAATAATGTTAATAAAGACAATGATCATGTGTTGTTTTGTTTTGGAGAAGTAGATATTAGAGCTCATCTAATAAAACAGTCAGAGTTGCAAAACGTGGACATCTTAAAAATAGTTGAAGAGTGTGTAGATCAATATTTTAAAGTCATACTGTATTATAAACAGTTGGGATACAAAACTATAGCGTGGGGACCAATAGCATCTTGGCATGAATCTAAGCCATACACAGGAGGGCCGTCGTTTGGAACATGCTTAGAAAGAAATATAGTTACTGAAATGTTTAATAAGAGATTAGAAATGAGATGCGATCAATATGATGTAGACTTTCTTACTATTTTTTATGAAATGATAGATGATAATAAAATAACCATCCCTAAATACTTAGATAATTGGGAAGGTTCTCATATACATCTTAGCCAAACTTCCATGCCTCTTATAATTGATGCTTTTAAACGTAAAAATCTTATATGAAACTAATATCACATAGAGGAAACATTAATGGTAGAATTATTGAAGCAGAAAATAACCCAGAATATATTAATGATACTATTCGTTTAGGATATGAAGTAGAAATTGATATGTGGTGGATTGATGGTAGAATATACTTAGGACATGATGAACCGCAATATGAAGTAAGTGATGAATGGTTAGAAGATAGAATTGATAAGTTATGGGTTCATTGTAAAAATATAGAATTATTAAATTGGATAAGAAGTACAGAATTACACTATTTTTGGCATGAGAATGACACAGTAACATTGACGTCAAAAAATTATATCTGGGCATATCCAGGTAAGCAACCTATAATAGGGAGCATAGCTGTAATGCCTGAATTGTACGGTGACAATATTGAAAAGTGCATAGGCGTATGTTCAGACTACATAATAAATTTTAAAAAATAAAAATAAAAAATAATGGAATTTACATTCGGAATAATTACGAGTTATGGAACATCTGAATTTCTTCTCAGAATAATAGATCAAATAAAGGCTGAAGTTCCCAAAGATAAAAGAGAGATTATTGTAGTAGGAGGAAGCAATCCTAATATAGAAGACGTTATACATCTAGACTTCAATGAAAACGAAAGAGCAATGTGGATAACAAGAAAAAAGAATTTAATTACGCACAACAGCACTAAAGAAAACATAGTATACTTACATGATTATATAGGTTTTACGCCAGGTTGGTACGAAGGGCAACTTAAAAAGGGTAATAATTTCGATGTGAGAATGGATAAAATTATAAATTATGATGGAACCAGATTCAGAGATTGGTCTATATGGCCTCACAATGGTAACGAGATGGATTCTATAATAGGAAGAGAATGTTTAATTCCATATAATATAGATCAATTAGTCAAATATATGTATATATCAGGAACTTACTGGATCGCAAAAAGACGAGTGATGTTAGAATTTCCATTAAATGAGAATTTATTGTGGGGTCAAGGAGAAGACGTAGAGTGGTCAAAGCAAGTAAGAGAGAAATATAGTTTTCAGATGAACGAAAACTCTTCAGTAGATATATTAAAACCTGGTAAAGATCGAGCTTTTGAATACGCAACAGAAGATACTATAAATAAAGCATTGGAATTTCTTAATGCTAATAATTCTCATAAAAGCAATAAAAGAAAATTCGTAATAATATCGACTGTTTATAACAAAGGTAAGTTTGTTGGATATAATGTAAATAGTCTAAAACAGCAAAGCTATAATAATTTTATTGCGGTATATGGATATGATAAATCGACAGATAATAGTTTAGAATATTTAAAATCTTCAATAGGAGACGATGATAGATTTATTATTCATATTAATGATAATCCAGGATGCTACTTAAATTGTTATATGTCTACATATGAATTTTTAAAAGAAAATCATCTTATCAATCCAGAAGATGTTATAGTAGAAATAGATGGAGATGATTGGCTTTTACATTCATTCGTTTTACAGTATATAAATGACGTGTATGAATCCAATCCAGATATTTGGATGACTTACGGACAATATATAACGTTTCCAAATGGAGAATATGGAGGTCATTTTAATTTATCATTAAATGATCAAGTTGATATACACAATCAATATAGAAACGCAGAATTTCCATATAGTCATTTAAAAACATATAAAGCATTTTTATTAGATAGTATTACAGACGAAGATCTTACTGATCCTCAAACTGGAAAATATTTTAATGCTGCTGCCGACTTCGCATTATGTATGCCTTTAGTAGAGCAAGCAGGAAAAAATAGGATTTTTAGAGTAGATCAACCGATGTATGTTTACAATACCTCCACTGATTTAGAATCAGAAACAAATAACAGACTTTCTTTACAAAAAGAAGTAGAGATGAGAATAAGGAAAAAATCTCCAAAAGCTAGATTGACTAGCAAACCATATTCTAATTATAATATTGTAAATGCTTTAGCTGGAGGATTAGGAAACATGATGTTTCAAATAGCCGCAGGATATTCTTTATCTAAAGAAGCGAATGGAAAATTTTTCTTATATCCAAACGAGATAGGTGGAATGATGCATAAACATCCAACTGAATATTTAAATACAGTTTTTAGAAATTTAAAAATTCTAGATATTAATGAATCATTTAAACAAATAGAGCATAATTCATTTCATTACGAGCCCATTAATTTAAACAATGAAAACTGCAGGAATTTATTTTTGGTTGGAGGATTTCAATCTTTTAAATATTTTGAAAAGCACTCTAAAGATATTAGATCTCTATTTTCTGCGCCTTTAGATTTGGTATCCAACTTAAAACTTAAATACGACGTAGATAATAAAGTATCAATACATGTCAGAAGGGGAGATTACATAAATTTGCCTAATCATCATCATAATTTAGCTATATCATATTATAAAAATGCTATTAACTATTTTAAAGGTTTTAAATTTATTGTATTTAGCGATGATATTAATTGGTGTAAGAATAACTTCATCGGAGATAATTTTACATTTGTAGAAAATACTACAGACGTAGAAGATTTATATTTAATGAGTATGTGTGAACATCATATAATAGCTAATTCTACATTTAGTTGGTGGGGAGCATGGTTAAACCAAAATGAAAACAAGAAAGTGGTATATCCAAATAAGTGGTTTGGACCAGTTTATAAAGATTTTAGAACCAGCGATTTATTCCCAGAAGATTGGATTTGTTTAGAAGAAGATTTTCCTGAATTGCAAGTAAACTTATTCGATAATGCTTTTAGACATTTATCAAATGATAATGGCAGATATTCTTCTGTACACGGTAAAATATCAAATAAGATTGAATTTGTTAGAGATCTTTATCAATATGATGGAATAACTATTTTTACTGACGACTATTTAAATACTGATATCGTAAAACAAATTGAGAGCGAAAAGAAAATAGGTTGGTTATTAGAACCAAGACAGATACAACCATTAAGATATGATCAATTCGAAAATTATAAAGATAATTTTGATTATATAATAACACATGATGAAAAACTCCTAACACAATATCCAGAAAAAACCAAATTTGGAATTGTAGGAGGAACTTGGATAAAAACTAAAAACTACGGATTACATAATAAGACTAAGAACATATCAATAATATATTCTAATAAAACAGATTTAGAAGGACATAGATTGAGACATGAAGTTGCAAGAAATATCAACGCATTGGATCTATATGGAAGAGGCACTTCTAATCCTATTGAAAACAAAGAAGATTCTCTATTAGATTACAGATATTCAATAGTAATAGAAAATAGTAAAGCGAAAGGTTATTTTACAGAAAAGCTAATTGATAGTTTAATAACTGGCACAATTCCAATTTATTGGGGTTGTATAAATATACAAGATTTCTTTGATACGAGAGGAATGTATATAGTAAATAATTTAGAAGACATTAAAAATATTATTGGTAATTTAGGAGAAAGAGATTATTTTAGTAAAATGGAATACGTTAAGAATAATTTTGAGTTAGCTAAAAAGTACGTGATAACCGAAGATTGGATGTACGAAAATATTTTTAATATAAAATAAAAAAAGTGAAAAAAATAGTGTATATAACAGGGTGTTTAGGTTTTATAGGATCATATATTACAAGAGCGTGCTTAAAAAAAGGATGGTATGTTAAAGGAGTTGATAAGATGACATACGCTGCGAATAAAGACATTTTAAATGAATTTAAAAAATATGATAATTTCTCTTTTGTTCACTGCGATATTAATGATTTAAAATTTTTATATGATTGCGACTATATCATCAATACGGCTGCAGAAACGCATGTTGGAAATAGCATAGCAAGTAGTGTAGAATTTGTGAGATCAAATATAGATGGAGTTCATAACTTATTAGAACTTATAAAAAATCATAGAGGAGAAAATTCTACAAAACCAGTATTGATACATTTTAGTACAGACGAGGTTTATGGAGATATAGAAATTGGAGCTCATACTGAATTAGACTTATTAAAACCGAGTAATCCTTATTCTGCAACAAAAGCAGCAGCAGATATGCTCGTAATAGCTTGGGGAAGAACTCATAAAGTTCCATATATGATTGTTAGACCGACTAATAATTATGGAATAGGTCAATACGTAGAGAAGTTAATTCCTAAAGCAGTTAAATGCCTTAACTTGGGTAGAAAAATACCGCTTCACAATAATGGAGAACCTTATAGAAATTGGTTGCATGCAGCAGATACGGCTGAAGCTATAATAACTTTACTAGAGCGCGGAACTATCGGAGAAATTTATAATATAGCAGGAGGATTTGAACAAAAAAATATAGATACTATAAAACAAGTTATACAGTATTATAAAAATCAGCAATTAGAATCTTATATAGATTTTATAGATTTTTCATGTAGTAGACCTGGACAAGACGTTAGATATGCATTGGATGATTCGAAACTTAGAAATTTAGGATGGTCACCTAAAATCAATTTTTCTAAAGAAATAAAAAATATTGTAAATTATTATAAAACAAAATTTATTTGGTAATGGGTTTATTTAGAATACAACACAATAAATTTGAAGAGTCATTTGATATGACTCAATTTGATACAGCCCATCCTAACGAGTGGGAAGGAACAGACAGATTGCAAGAAGAGGCTTGGCAACAGAGATATGAATATGAAGCGTGTCTTATTTGTGATGTTATAAAAGAAAATCCTCACATAAAAAATGTATTAGAATTAGGTAGTGGACCAGGAATACTGTCCCAAAAAGTGCAATTAGAATATCCTGATTTGAACTATCACTTAGTTGATAAACCTTTTGCAAAAAAATATTTTGATGATAATAATTTTAAAGGAACTTTCTTTGTGAAAGATCTATCTTGTAGTTTCGATACTGAGGGTTTGTTAAGAGAATATGATTTAGTTATTACGAATGATTTTATAGAGCATGTGTTTAATCCTCATATAATAATAAAAACTGTATACGAATTAACTAATAAAAATTCAAGATTCTTTATAAGCAATCCAAATTGGAGAATGGCTCATCAGTATGTATATAGAGGACTTTTTGATTTTGATAATTTTATCTATCTGTTATATACTCATATGTTTGAATTAGAAGGATTTTATGGTTCTCAATTAAAGACGCCTAATTATCCTAGAATAAGTAGCGAAACTTTATTGCCAGACGATAATTTAACTGATTGGAATCATTATATGATTTTTAAACATAGATAGTACAATAAAATAACTTATTATGATAAATAAAAATGATCTAATTTCTTTCGAAGACGAAATCGGAAATCTATTTAATGAAGGCAAAATAAGAGCGCCTATCCATTTATATTCAGGTAATGAAGATCACATGATAGAGATATTCAAAGAAATAGATATTGAAAACGATTGGGTTTGTTGCACTTGGAGAAATCATTATCAAGGATTATTAAAAGGAATATCTAAGAGTATTTTAAAAAATAAAATAGTAAATGGAAAGTCGATGGTAATGAACTTACCAGAATTTAAATTTATATGCAGCTCAATAGTAGGAGGAATTCCATCGATAGCCACAGGAATAGCGCTTGCTATAAAATTACAAAATAAATCTAATAGGGTGTGGTGTTGGGTTGGAGATATGAGTGCAGAAACCGGCGCTTTCCACGAAGCTTATAAGTACAGTTTAAATCATAATCTTCCTATAACGTTTATAGTGGAAGACAACAAAAAATCCGTGTGCACTCCGACTCCTGACGTATGGAAAAGAGATACTCCATACTATTTAAATTCTGAATATAGAGGAGGAGTATTAAAACAACAAAACTTATACTATTATCAATACGAAAATAAAAAATTTCCTCATGCTGGTGCAGGAGTGAGAGTTCAATTTTAATTATGAAATATTTCGAAGAATTAAAAAAAGCAATGAGTTTATTGGCGGAGCATCCCAAAACTATGTTCATAGGTCAAGCTGTAGAATATGAAGGGACAGGGTTATATGATTCTCTAAAACATTTACCATCAGAAAAAAAAATAGAGTTGCCTGTTGCAGAATATTTACAAACAGGAATGGCTAACGGAATGGCAATAGAGGGAATGATACCAGTATCCACCTATCCAAGATGGAATTTTTTATTAATGGGAGTTGATCAAATAGTGAATCACATGGATAAGTTTATAACAATGTCTGAAGGTCAATGCTCTCCGAAAATAATTATAAGAGTGTCTGTAGGAAGCGAACATCCTGTGGATCCCCAATGTCAACATAAAGGTAATTTCTCTAACGCATTTAGAGAGATGCTTCAAAATACAGAGGTCGTAGAATTACACGAACCAGAAGACATTATTCCGTCTTATCAAAAAGCGATTAATAGAACTGATGGAATTAATACAATATTGGTAGAATTCGCCGATTATATAAAAATTAAATAATGAAAGTATTGATTACTGGAGGTAATGGGTATATTGCTACTAGTTTATATAATTCATTAAAAAATAAATATCAAGTAGAATGTATAACAAGAAAGGATTTTGATTTGACTAACTTAAATCAAGTAAATAAATTTTTTGAGAATAAGTATTTTGATATTATTATACACACAGCAGCAAAAGGAGGAAACCGATTAAAAGTAGAAGATTCTTCTATAATGGATGATAATCTCATGATGTATTATAATCTATTAGCAAATAAATTTCAATTCGGTAAGTTTATTCATTTTGGCTCTGGAGCTGAATTATTCTCAATCAATACGCCATATGGTCTCAGTAAAAAAGTTATAGCTAATCCAATATCAGAAAAGGATAACTTTTATAATCTAAGAATATATGCAGTATTTGATGAGAATGAATTGGATACTAGATTTATAAAAGCTAATATAAAAAGATATATAAACAAACAACCAATAGAAATATATCAAGATAAACACATGAGTTTTTTCTATATGAAAGATCTTATAAAAGTCGTACATTACTATATAGAAAATAACTATTTACAAAAAGAAGTTGACTGCTCTTACAATTACACATACACTCTAAGCGAGATAGCCGATATTATAAATTCACTATCTGATTATAGAGTAGAAATTATAAAACAAAATCCTGATATTGCTAGAGGATATTATGGTAATAATTTAGACGATTATAATATAGATTATTTAGGATTAGAATATGGAATAAAAGAAGTTTATAATAAATTGAAAAATGCGTAAAGAAAAAATAACATTCGCAACTAACGTAGGCCCAAATACATTAGATCATACTAAAATACTTTTAAAATCGTTAAAAGAAAATTTGAATGATAAAGAACATGAGATTCTAATTTTTATAGATAACGATAATGACGGGACTGTTGAATACTTAAAAAGTATAAAATCTGAATTTTATGATTTGAAGATAGTTACACACAAAGTCAAGCCAATAATAGGATATTCTAGAAATTCTAATTTGATAGTTAATCTAGCTAAACACAATATAGTGAGTTATCTTCAAACAGATATGGTCATTTCAAAAAATTATGATATAGAAATTCTAAAAGAATTAGAAGATAATTGTATATTAAGTTCAACAAGAGTGGAACCCCCTTTACACGGAGCGTCTGATAAAACTTTCACTATGGATTTCGGAATAACACCAGAATCTTTTAAGTATGAAGAATTTCTAAATTTCTCAGAAAGTATAAAATCGAATAAAACTATAGATTATTTCTTTGCTCCATATACTTTTCATAAATCTACTTGGCAGAAATTAGGAGGATATAATACGCTATTCAGAAGATCGAGAGAAGATTCAGATTTCGTTCAAAGATGTTTACACGCTGGAGTAAAATTAAAACAAACATACGCGGCGAATGTATATCATTTCACGTGTGTATCGTCGAGAGGTAAAGACTGGTTCGATCAATCAAATCAGAAAGCTCAAGATCGAGTTAAATTACAAAATATAGCAGACGAAATAGAGTTAAGAAGGTTTATTAAAAGATGGGGAAATTTTAATCATGGTGAAAATATAATAAAAAAATATGATTGCGATTTAGTAATTAAGGGAGATAAAGATCAAATAAATATAGCGTATCAATTAGAACCATTTTTCACAAGAGTTTTCGTGCAATCAGAAGAGTGTAGAAATAAACTCATTGAAGCGCATTCGAATCAGCATCAACCTGCTAATTCTCTTTTAAATTTTACGGAGCAAGATTGGATAGAATCAAACAAATATTATAATCAAATAGACTATTCTCAGATTTATTTTGTAGGAGAACCAGAAGATTTTAATGCAAAAATAACATTAGATTTGGATAGTGAGGAATATAATATGCTAACTCAAGAAACATTATTAAATCTTTCTCACTTAATTCAACAAACAGAACTTGGAGATTATGAATCAGGAAATTGTATCATCTCTATAAAAGAAGCTAAAGATATTACACCTCCATTCAAAGTAGAAAATCCCCCTTTCGATATGAGTTTATTAACCATAGAATAATATTTATATAAAAGAATATACATGGAAGCAGTACAACCCAAAGCATCGGTAACTATAGAAGGTAAAAAATTAGGATTATTGTTTGATGTAAATTCAAACCCAACAAAAAAAGGTGTGAAGATGCACTTCGTATTAGAAGAAAAATTCGAAGATCCGAGACAGAAACAGGCACTAGCTTCCAAAATATCTACTGCGTTACAAAAAAAATTTGGAGATGCTGGCATAGTTATAGACTATGATGAGAGATCTCCATACGAAAACGCTATATCATACATAGTGCCTTTACAATCCATCTCAGAGATTCTCATAAAAGCTCTGAAAGGTCAATAACAAAAAAGAAAAACAGTTATGGCAAAAAGAAAAACAATAAGAGCGCTCTTCGATAACATACACGAATTAACCGCAGAAGAGATAGCAAAATCTCAACAACTCAAAGATCTGTTGAAAATGCAAGTGCCAGTATCAATTTATGAGGCACATCAAGCCAACAAGCAATACGCTACTGTTTTTGAAATAAATGCATCCGACAGTTACATAGAAATTCCCAAAAAAGACTGGATACCTGCCATAGAGACGTGCATAATGTGGTACTTAGAATCAGAAGAGTACGAGAAGTGTAGCAAACTCAAAGAGATTGTGGATCAGATTCAAACGAAAGCATCTAAAAAAATCACCGTTAAAACAGAAGACAATGAGTAACGATTTTAGAAATGTGCAAACAGCGGTTGATGGTTTGCTGAATATCAAATCTGTCGTTAGGCGCAAAAAGAAAACCGAACAGAACAAGAAGAAGGAGATGTTCACTCAAATAATAAATGGTTTGGAAGAAGCAATAATCAGATCAAACATTGCGATGGTCGATTTCGGTTTGGATTATTCCGCTTACGACGAAACATTTCTAAATGTTATAGACTCCTTACTCTATATGAACTTTGGCAAAGATGCAGCAGAATTAATATCCTACTATCTTTGGGATCGAGTGAATCCAGACGGATCTATAAACCCCATATTCGACGAAGAAGATCAAGAGATATTGTTGAAAGATGCTCACGAACTATGGGAGCTTCTCTGTAAGTTGAATCCTAAATTGTAGTTATGGCAAAACCATTCAGACACGACGGTTTCGCGTTCACTGAAGAAGATATAAGACAAGCAATGTCGAAGACTCGAAGCAACGCAGAAGCCGCAAGACATTTACAAGTACACATTACGACATACAAGAAATACGCTAAGAGATACACGGATGCGCTGACGGGCAAGACTTTATGGGAGTTGCATATGAATATATCTTCTAAAGGAATCCCTAAAAAGTGGCAGACTGGTGAGCTCAAGGGAGATCTTGACAAGATGTTGACTCAAAAGCAGTTGAATAATCCGAAGAGACTTGGAATGTTGAAGTCGCTTCTGATGAAGGACGGTAGATTAGGTTACTGTTGTTCTGCGTGTGGACACTCTGAACGCAGACTCACAGACATGAAACAGCCACTCATGATTGCATTCAACAACGGAGTGAGAACTGACTGGAGAATTGAGAATCTCAAGTGGCTTTGCTACAACTGCGCATTCATTCTCGGTCTCGACTACTTCTCTAATCGCATGATACGAGACATAGAATCGTTTACGAGTCACACAGAAGAATCGCAAAAAGAAGTGCAGAACTTCTACGCTCTCGACGATTTTTACATGGAGCATCTGTCTAAGCTTGGACTCGACGATCGCGGTGATGTGATAGATAAAGCACAGCCTTCAAAAACATATGATGAAGGAGATGAATTTATAGATCGAATCTAAAAATTTATCAATCAGTTACATATAAACTAATCTTTCCATACATAACTCGTTGGTTATCAAAGCTTGCTAACTCGTTGACAACCAATCTACTACACATATAATAAAAACGCATATATAAAGCGTTGGTTCTCCCAGAACTATTTTTGAAAAAAAGCTCTAAATAATTTTTTTATAAGCAAGGAAGCGGTAATTTTACTAAGTTATCTCACAGCGACATTGTTCACTTAAAAAAAATATATAATATGAGTAAGAAAAAAATTCAACAGTTGAAAACATTAACCGAATTGCCTAAAGAAGAGTACATCGCGATGATGAAGGAATTGAATCCTGATCTGACAGACGCAGATCTACAGGATATGTTTCCCGCCGGATGGCAAAAGAATCACGTTACATTTAAAGATTCTCACTACGAAGACTTTAGAAAGCATCAGCTTGCTATCGACGCTTCTTTAGAAGAGCAATTCTGCGGCGGTTATGAATCGTACGACGACGATTTTGATTATTAATAAAATTATAAACAAATAAAATAAAAAAGTATGTTAGCAATCGAAGATTTGTTAGGCAAAACTGAAGCTCAAGTAAAAGAGCATATCGCTCGTAGGTATGCTAAAGATTACGATGATGAAAGCGTGAAAGTCGTCAAAGATCAATTAGACAATCTCGACGTGTTGATCGCCTACGAATCAGTCGGAAGTTGGGGTTGTGACTCTACTTCTTTCTTTGTGTTCAAAGACAAAGAGACTGGTAAGCTATACGAGATGCATGGATCCCACTGTTCGTGTTATGGATTTGAAGGTCAGTTCGGATTAGAAGAAACTACTGTCGAAGCTCTTAAGTCTCGAGTAGAGAATGCGAGAAGTCGTAACGATGATGAAGACGACGAGCACGCAATATTTTCAATAGGCGGATACGATAGCGATGCTATCAATAATGCAAGAATAGTCAACAATTACATTAACAGTTTATAATCAAAAAAAATCAAAGTTATGAAAGCAACAAACAAATCATTAAATGGTACATCATTTCACGACGTGGTAGTTCATGAAACTCCAGCGAACATGATTAAATTCTTAGGCGAACCTCACTGCGTAGCTGGTGACAAAACAAACATGGAGTGGGATATGGAAACTTCGGATGGAACGGTCTTTACAATCTACGATTGGAAGAATTACGGCGGTATAGCAATGGACGGAGTGGTCGAATGGCACATAGGAGGCCATACGAAAGAAGACACACTTAAAGCAAGAGAGGAATTGATCAACTTCATATTCAACTTTCCAGTAACAGATATAACCATTTAAAAATTAAAAGTAAAAACATGATGCATAAAACAAATCGTCAGATTCTGACAAAAGCAATAAAAGAATTGAGTGACATTGACTTGGTATTCTTTCGCGAACGCATGCTTAGGTCGTGTGATGAAGAATTGAGCGACAAAGAGAATATCCTAAAAGACATGGAAGGAGGATTTGTATCTCCTCATCTATTTATCGAGTGTATGCAGAGCATAAAAGAAAAAATAGATTTCTAACACTTGTACTTGAAATTTTATAATCTCAAAAACATTTATTACATTTATAAAATAACAGTTATGAATAAAGAAAAAATATCTAAGTCGTTATACCCAAGTAAACAGATGCCGTACAATTTATGGTGCAAAAAGTTTAAAGTAGGATCACGAGTAGATAAATCTAAGTTGACTAACTTTTATGAGGACGGACAATATGATTACGATAAATTTATTAAAATGATAAACAGTTATGGCGAAAACAAAACAGAGCAAAGCGTTTGGAAACAGATCAGCGAGGCATTTCTTGCACTATGTAAAAGGCAAGTGCAAAAAGCATGGAATAGAATTAGTATTGCGTGAAGTAAGTTATTTAAAACTCGATGGTAACATCAAATGCTCAGGATATTTTGATGACGAGGGCGGCACGTTAGCTGTAGCTATGAAGTCTCCTCTGGCTTTAGAGATTCTCGTACACGAGTTTGCACATTTAACTCAATATGTAGACAACTGCAAAGCTTGGAGAAACTTAGGCGACAGTCTTGATAAGATGACAAATTGGTTGATAGGCAAAAATATTAAAGATTACGAAAGACACATCAACGTTGCTAGAGACTTAGAAATAGACAATGAAAAGAGAGCAGTAAAAATTATCAAGCAGTTTGGTTTAGACATCGACATGAGAGATTATATAATGAGAGCAAACAGCTATATCTATTTTTATAACTGGTTGAAGACCACAAGACGCTGGTCTACTCCTTCAAATTCTCCTTATAAGAACAAAGCCTTGCTAGAAGTTATGCCTAAAACATTCCAGAAGAGTTACAGAACAATACCTAAACGTATAGCGAAAGTATTCAAAGAACAAGCAATATAGTATGAGAAAGATCACAAGGTTTCACGCAGTAAAAATATTCGAATGGTGTAAAAAGAGGTACGGTAGAGGCGTGAAGCCGTATCCTATTCTCGAGTTTAGAAAGCCTAACCACTTGAATGGAGAGTATGCTCAAGGCGAATATGATTACGAAGAGGATATGATATACGTAAACAGTCAGATGCACGGCAGTTTAGACGAATTAGCTGATACTATAATACACGAGTACGTTCATTATAGGTATCATGCCAAGTCCACATATTACCAGTTGGATAGAGACTACGATCACGACGACCATCCGATGGAGAAGCAAGCAGAATCAATAGCAAACAGAGACAAAAAAAAGTGTGTGCAAGAACTAAAAAAGTACTTCCCACAGTTTAATTAATAATTTATAAACATATTTATTGTCAGGTATGAAAACATATATAGCATTAGACGAGATTGCACAGAAATCTATACCTAAAGGAGAGCATCCAATGTTGAGAGTGAATAGTAGAGAAGCTTGGGTAAAACTGGTTTTAGACTTAATAATAAAAGATCAAGTGAAACCAACTGCTTCGAACATAAAAAAACTCTCTCAGTGTTGGGAAACTCTATTGTATAATCACTATAGCGCATTGAATTAACATGACATTATTACAAATCGGCGGAATCAACTTTTCTTCTGTTGCTACGCAATACGGAATTTTAGGAATCTTAGCAGTACTACTTGGCTACTTCGCTTGGAATACCTATAGTAAAATATCCAAAAAGAATGACGAAGATTACCAGAGACTCTTGAAAAAGAACGAAGAGTTGGAGCAAGAAGTTGCCGATTTGAGAGAGGAAATGATGGCGCTGATAGTAGAAGAGAGAAACAGGATGGCTGATTTAGTAAAAGCCAATACCGAAGCTCTAACAGAATTACGCAGAACAATAACAGACTACATGCTAAAGAAATAGCTATGAATAAAACAGCATCGCTGCTATCTAAGATGGCTGACAAACTATTAAAGTCAGCAGATAAAGCAGATGCTTACGCTCAGTCTCAAGCCAAATACAAAAGAGTAAAGCTTCTACACGAAGCGATGACTGAGAGATACAAATTCTATATCACACACAAAGAGAAGTTCATATACGCAGATCAAGTCAAAAGCGATATCGAACAAGTAAAGAAGCTCGAAAAGAAGCTTACGCTTACCCCCATTGAAGACACAGCGTTAAATAGATTATTTGCTAAATATAAGATCGACTGAGTCAATCAGTTATGTATGATGATTTTATATATGTGTAACTTATTGGTTCTCCCTGAAGTATTTTTGAAAATAGTCGCTAAATAATTTTTTTGTAAGCAGGAAAGCAGTACTTTTACACTGTTGCCGCCATTCAGGAGGTGATATTAACAAAAAAAATAATAAGTTATGACGAAGTTGAATTACAAAAATGCTGCTCAAGCTAAACGCGAAACTGGACTTTCTTACATCGGCGCTGTTAACTCAAGTGCTAAGATCCTCAAAAACGAGAAATATAACGAGCTTACATACATTATCTATTTGGCACCCGCCAACATGAGCGGATACGAGGTGTGCCCGATGCGTACGGAAGAGTGTACGAATGCATGCCTATTCGGTAGCGGCCAAGTTATCATGGATAAAACGAATCGTATAGTTGAATCGCGTATCAAGAAGACGCAAATGTTTTTCACTAATCGCGACTACTTCATGTCGTGGGTAATTAAAGAGATCGAACAAGCTAAAGCGAAAGCTGAGAAGAAGGATATGAAATTCTCAGTACGTTTAAATGGTACTTCTGATCTTGAGCCAACACTATTCAAACACAATGGCTTAACGCTATTCGAAATATTTCCAGACGTACAATTCTACGACTACACTAAAGTGCCTAAGCGTTTCAGACTGTTAGAGAAATATAACAACTACGATCTTACGTTTAGTTATTCTGGACACAACTGGTCTGCGTGCGAAGAGATACTCGATAACAAATCAGGTCGTGTGGCTGTCGTATTCGAAAAGAGTTTGCCTGAAACTTACAAAGGTTATAAAGTTGTTGACGGCGATGCATACGATATGAGATACATAGACGAACAAGGCGTGATCGTAGGTCTTAAATTCAAACGCGTAAAGAATAAAGTAGAAAAGACTAACAACGCATTCATCGTAGCGATAGACGATATTAATAGAAACAAATAAAAAATATAAAAATGAAATTAGAAGACTTAAAATGCTGGGACTTTATGTATTACGTTGGTCACCTCGTAGATTTAGACGGAGATGGTTGGGTAGACGAACAAACGGCTTTAGAAATATTAAAAACAATCAATCAATAAAAGTTATGACAACAAAACAATTTGCAGAATTACAACGTCAAGCAGACGTAATCGAAACGCATGATAAAAACATGCAAGTTAACAAAGCAGTAGAGCTATTCGTAGAGACTCTACCATTAGAGTATGTAGACATCGATAGAGAGTCTGCAAGATGGCACGATCTGTATTCTAAAGAGTGCGAGCTATTTGGTATCATGAGTAAATTCGAAAAGTCTCAATCAGTTGAGTACAAGAAACGAATCGCTAAAGAGACTTTCAAGTGGAGAATAGCCAAAGTCAAAGGTTTCTTTTGTTTGAGCGGCGATCACGAGTTCAATGACGAAGGACACGGATATATCGATACGCGAATCGAATGGGGCGGCACTAGAGTCGATGTGATCATTTACAGAAAAGTTGATCGTGCGCCAGAGTTTTTCGTAGATCTTTACGACGGAAATAGAAGCAGAGAATCTAGGATTGCTGCTGAAAGAGACATGGAAGAAAGATTTCACAATTACATTTCAAATCAATAAATTTAAAAAAAAACAAAAGTTATGAAAACATCAGACAAATTAATTACAGCAGCAATCGCAACAGTTATTTGTTCAAGTCTTGTTGCAGTGATAGTTGCACTCGCATGGACGCTTGCAATCATTTTCGGTTAATCTAAAAAAATTAAAGTTATGAAATATCAATTCGACATTCAAAACGACAGAGTCAAATTCCTAACCAAAGAATTAACAGACAAAATTAGTATTGTTGAACAAGACGGCAAATGGACGCGAGTAGAAATTACGATCGAAAACAACATGGATCTTCTTCACGTATTTCATGCTGGTTGCAAAGCTGGTATCGACGCAATGATGCCTGATAACTTGAAAAATTAAACTTTCATTACCTAAAAGATAAGCTTTTTTAATTCAAAACAGTTGCATATATTTACTATATAACAATTAACAATTAAACAAAAACAACACGTTATGAAAAAAACAAACAGCACACCGAAGAGCAACCGTCCTTCAAGCTACACTAAGTTGACTTACATTCAAAAAGTTAGTCGTATCAACCGTCGCTTACGCACTGGTGATATTAGTCGTATTGCTGACGAAACTGGTTACTCTACAACTCACGTATCTGACGTAGTTAGTGGTAAGTACTTCAACGATTCTATCGTTAACAAAGCTTACGATATGACTCGTAGCCGTGTATCGAATGCGGTTAAGTTGAGCAAGTTAGCCAACGCGTAATCTCTCACTCATTGTCTTTGAAGCAATACTAAAGCTTCACCCAAGATCAGTTACTTGTAACGGCTTATCTAAGTCAACACAATAGCTGATCTTTTTTTATATGTTTAAATTCACATGGAAAACAATCGTAATATCCTCACAATATACAGATATACGCCACAATAGAAAGTGCATCGAGAGCTCACCCCGTACTCACCATTCAGCCGAAAGGGGGCCTGCCAATAGGCTAACATAGGGGCCTACCCCAATATGTATCCCATGGGGACCTATCCAACAGATTGTCTACCAAAAAGATATATATTCACCTGAGAAATACATGTAACGCGTTGGTTCTCCCAGAAGTATTTTTGAAAATAGTTGCTTAAATATTTTTTTATTTCAAACAGTCGTCGTACATTTACCCTATAACGATAAACAAGACACTAAAAAACTAAAAAAACATAATATGAACAAAGTAACAACTTACAACGACGCTATCTGGAACACATCATCTCAAGAGCAAACAGTCTATTTGAACAAAGCAGCTACAAAGCTTACTGAGAAAGCTTCTAGTGGTACACGCGTAGAGTACGTAGACTTCTTCGGTAAGAAGCAAATCATTGCATGTCGTACGAACAAGCAGCTTAAAGAAGCGATGCAATTCTTGTCAATGTTGAAACGTGAGTCGGCCACGATCAATCAGATCTGCGCTCAGTACAACGTTAAGATGGGTAAATTCCAAAACGTTGGTAAACTAAAGCAAGATCTTAAAGCTTTAGGTCTCACTACGACAGCTGTCAATCGTTTGACAGTTATCAAATAATTCAAGTGGCTAAATGCCACTTTTTTCTATCTAATCAAATCTAAATAAAAGTTATGAAAATGGACTACACACACTACGACGAAGACAAACAAATCAACAAGACAATTATCAACCCGTACGTTGACATGAACTATAACGATAGATCACAAGAGATTGAAGATGCGTATGCGCCTACGTTAGAAGATATTAAGAACGATCCAGAATTTTACGCAGAATTGGTTAACGATCTTATGTTTCATTGGATGCACGGTACGAGAGAAACGCCGCTAATGAATATAGCAAAAGAGAATTACAAAATAGGTATTGGTGAATCTAAATAATTAATCATTTAAAATATAAAATTATGACGTCTTACGAAATTTCAGAAAGAGTAAAGTACATGCAAGAGAGAGGATATTCAAACAAAGATATCGAATCTTGGGTATTAGCAAACGATAAAAATGGATATTATCGCTATAATAACGAAATGTTGAAAGCACTATGGGAAAAAAATGGCTTCACACAACACGAAATTGCAATGATGCTAAATCAATTAAACGAAGGTCCACGTAAAAGTTCTGGATACGATCACGATTATGATGATGGAGATTACGATAATGGTTATACTCATTCGCAACAATCTTACGCAGACAGATCAGACTACGCAAGAGAGTTATACGAAAGCGGTAGAATAGATCGCATACAAATGGCTGAGATGAGAATGGGAGCTTAATTAATCAATCAATAAAAATAAAAGTTATGTATACATACACAAAAAGAGAATTGCAGAATTTAGAAACTATCGAACAATCATGGGACGGAGCCGAATTGAAGATCGAAGACGGCGAAATTAAAGTGTGGTTGGTACCGCGCGAGAATCGTGGATACGACGGAGATTATCAAGTTGAAACTCAAGATGCCACTGGCAGATGGATCACTAAAAACTATTATTTCGAACAATAAAAACTAAACTTATTATGCAACAAGGTTACGATCAAACACTGACAAAACAAATGGCGAGAGAAATGGTTGGAGACGGACAGTCACCGAATTTATGGTTCGTTACGTACGGTCCATACGTAGCTGTAAAGGATGGATATGACGATTATAATTTTGAATTGATTGAAGGCAGAGACCCAAACACAGACACATACACGCAAGGTCCTTTTGCGAGTTACGAAGACGCACTAAAGTGTTACGACGAGATAGAGTTAGACTTCGATTACGGTATCGGTCAAGCGTTCATCGAAGACAGACAGTGCGGAGTTGTCACTGAGAAGTGGTTGTACAAGAAAGTAAAAGTATTATACGAACAAGACGAATGCGACCACTCAAAAATATTCTACAAAAAATAATTAATCAAAAAAAAATAAAAATTATGAAAGCATTACTGATCGATTCAAAAAATCGAATGATCACTAAAATTGAAATCGGTGAACACTTTACTGAAATTTCTAAAGCAATAGGTTGCGAAGTATTCGCAGCGCCTCACATCATGCAAAACAACGACACATTGTACTGCGACGACGAAGGTCTACTTAAAGATCCACAACATTTCTTCCTACTCGATAGTTATCCGCAACCAATTGCAGGAAATGGTTTAATTTTGGGCTGCGACGACGAAGGAGAAAGCGTAGACGTTAGCATGAGCCTAATCGAATTATCAAACAAAGTTACGTTCATGGACATTAACGAAGCCTACAACTGGTCTTTAAAACAATCTTATCAATTCAATTAAAAATAAAGTATATGCAAGAAAATTTAACAAAAGCAGAAAAAGACTTCTGCTTCTACAAATCAGGAAACGCTGGTGGATTCATGACTCGTTTGATCGACACAATATTCTCAGCTGACGACAACAACAGAGCGAAGCTCGCTCAAGGATTTCCAGAACTCGTTGAAGTAGTCAATCGCTACAACAGAGAACGAGGTTATTGGGAAGACCTTCAAAAAAGATTCGCAAACTATTAAACAAATCATTCGAAAACTGTAAAACAAAAAATTAAAGTTATGGCAAAATGTAAAGTATGCAGAGAAGAAATACACCCACTTCGAGTAAAAATGGGATACGGAACTACGTGCGTTAAGCACTCTACAGCAGAGAGATACACTGGAATAGTCGTAGCAGATCACAAGACAGCTGACTCTATTCAAGTTATAAAAGATCCAGAAGTTGGTCGCAAGCTCGTTGAATTGAGCAACGTTTACGGACACTAATCAATATTTATTGTATATGTCTATAGAGTTAAAGACTTACGGAGATCTAAAGAAATTGATCAACGCTATATCAGCGAAACAAAAGGGCGAAAAGATTATATCAAAGGGTAAAGAGTTCGCCTTAGATCAGATATTAGGTTTAATACCTGGAGCGTCTAATGCAAAAACTGCTTTTGGATTTTTCCAAGCCGCATTCAAAAAGCCTGATACTAAAAAGACAAATACGTGGTTGGATAGATTGGATATAGATGACGATATGTCTGCTATAGTTGACGATACTGTTGAGAACGGATTCATGAAAACAATGGCCGCAACCCTTGAAAAAGAACCAGACGACAAACCGCTAGAAGCAGATTTCAATCTCAATGCAAAAATGGTAGATTATTTAAGAAACACTCACAACGGCAGATTCGTATCTGGCATAAAAGAAAATAAAAACAGCAACATGAAAAAATACAATTTTGAGAATTTGACTCCAGACGAACAGGACAAGTTAAAGGAATATATCGCAAGTGTCAAAGAGATACAGAAAGAGATCAAATCTCTAGTAAAAAAAGCTAAAGCACCGAAGATCGACGAGGAGGGAGGAAACATGTCGAGTGGACTTACACTATCAACGAATTAAAAAATAGTAACACACTAACAAGATAAAGCCCTCTTTTTGAGGGTTTTTTTATAAATTTACTATATCATGAATCTAATATATGGAATTTTATGGGGATTGCTTGCTCAAATAGTAACGTTCTTACAGTTACAAGGACAAGTCAAATATACAATACTAAAAAACAATACGTGGTTTCTTGTGCTAATGGGATTGCCTATATCGTATATGTTTATGCAATCAGTTAAGAATTTTATATTAGCATTCAATGGTGAAATTTGGCCAAGCAGATTATTAGGATTCGGATTGGGAGTTATAGTGTTTTCTGTTATGGCTTTTTTGTTATTCAAAGAGCCATTTACACTTAAGACTATTTCTTGCTTGTTTTTAGGACTCTGCATAATTGCAATACAAATATTTTGGAAATAATAAAATAAAAAGTTATGAATAAGAAAAGCAAGTTTTATATCAAAGACAACAGATCTTTCAAGGAGAAAGCATCTAACTTCTTCCATAGTCTATTGTTTTGGAAAGGCAGAAAGAGAGGTATGATACATACAAGAGACATTACGCTAAATGATCTACGCGCTGTATTTTTTCCTAGAAGTTTTCAAGAGAAGTATCAGTATTTAGGTTGTGTGCCTTGGAATGTTGATGGTGAGATCTTCAAAGCAATGGAGCCACTAGTAATCTTTATGGACTATAAAGCTAAACCTAAATTGTGTCCAAGATGGGTACTACGTTTTCTACATTTGTTTGGTAGTGACAACTCAATAGTGAGAGTACGTAATAGAACACTATATAATTTAGAGAGAAGATTGACTAAAGGCGTTCAGCTTACTGATTATAAAACTAAATGGCATTGGTATGATTTGAGGATCTCAGTTTATGGTACAGATCAGATGCAGAACTTAGCTGATGCTATTGAAACTCAGTTTTATGACAGAGGGCGTAGAGAAGATCTGGCAGACCAAATCAAAGCATTAGATCCGGACACTAAGTTTGATAAAGGGTGGTCTATTGAATCATTAAAAAAAGAATTAGACAGATTAGAAAACATAAACGGTTAAAATATATAAAAGCATGAAATACAGAATCAAGAATACGATTAGAGGTATAAACAACCTATGGAAATGGCGTAAGATCATCTATAAAGACAGAGATTGGGATCATTGGTATATATTTGAGATTCTAAAAAAGAAATTAGAGTTTCAAGCAGAGTTCGCTGAGAAACACGGATATCACGAAAAGTCTGCTAACGACGCTCATACTATGAGATACATAGCGAATCTAATAGATAAAGTCCAGAACGAGTACTATTTAGATCAGGCTCTTGATTACGAAATTAATGATAGTAGAATAGACGAAGCTATACAGAAACACAATGAAGCAAGAAAAGAGATATTCAATTTATTGCAAGAGAACATAGAATTTTGGTGGGAATAATTAAAAACTAAAGACATGAAAACAGTTGTATTAGGCGACATACACGGAAGATCTGTGTGGAAATTGATCTACGAATTAGAGAAGCCTGATAGAATGGTATTCATAGGCGACTATTTTGATTCATTCGACATAAAAGGAGCGGATCAGTTAAACAACTTCCAAGACATAATCAAATTCAAAGAAAATGGAGTATGCGATGTTGTTATGCTGATAGGTAACCACGATCATCACTACTTCCCAGAAATTGGAGATACTGGCACGAGCGGATACCAACACTTGCTTGCTCCGTCTATAAGCTACATTGTAGGAGAGAATAGAAAGCACTTGCAGATGGCTTATAGAATAGACGACATGCTATTCACCCACGCAGGAGTCAGTAGCGTATTTATGGATCAGGTATTTGGCAAAGACGGATGGAAAACTGAAAGCATCGTAGAAGATCTAAATGAACTGTTTAAATACAAACCAAGATCGTTTGAATTTGGAGAGTTTGCTATGATGAATAAAATGTCGTATCTCGATCCTTACGGAGACAGCGAAGATCAGTCACCTATATGGATCAGACCTCGAGCCTTAAAGAGAGCAAACAGAGACACACTACGTAAAGAGATTATTCAAGTAGTAGGTCACACCCAGCAGACTCAGATCGATAAAAAAGGCGGAGCCACGGGAGGTAGATACTATTTCATAGATACGCTCGAAACCAGTGGAGAGTACATGATTATAGAAGAGGAATTAAAAGAAATAAAATTCGCAACATATAAATAAATAAGTTATGTTAAAAGGTCACATACACTACTACGAAAAAACAAATAAGTGGTATGTAAAATACTACAGAACACCTCAAATATTAACAGAAATACCCGTCCATCCAGAAGATGCTGATAGGTTGACAAAGAGAGATCACCTTTCTAAAGTAGAATTTGAAGTAGAAACTATTGGAATAGGTTTAGACGAGTTCGATGTTACTGATTGCGATGTTGCTAGAGTAATTGTAAATTCAGAATTATACTCTTTAATTGAAGCCGCTATAATTAATTGGACTATAGAAGATAATAAAACAGCAGGAGAATTAGCAAGAGAAATCATAAACATAATAAATAAACATAAAAAATAAAACCATGTGGAAAGTATATTTGCTCGAGTTTATAATAGTGGTGATAGTATCTGCATTATGGGTCAGAGGTATAGATAAAATGATGGAAGACCATCCTGATTACAAAGGCGAAGATTTTTTAAATTAAAATAAAATCAAATGAAAAAATATATAAATGCTGTATTAACAATCTTATCCGTTGTGATGTTATTTTACGTCTTGCACGATCAAAGATCAACTATAAAACAGATAAAAGAAGAGAATCAAAAACTTATTATCGAGCGAGATTCGTTGAGATCTGAGTTAATTACAATGCAAATAATTGAAGGTCGATTAGAATATATAGTGGACAGAGCGGAAGCAGAAATGAGTCCAGATTGCAAAGAAGAGTTTGAAAAAATACTACATGAAACAGAATAAAAAGAAACAAGGCAAACAAGTTATTCACGTAGTGAAGAGAGAACCAGGAAAACCGCACAAATATCACAGATCTCGTTTGAAACTGAATAAAGATGGATCTATAACTATTTATGAATAATCAAAATATTTATACATAGCGTAAACAGAGACTTAATGATAACTTCAGAAGATGCGAGCACATATAAAGTAAGAGGATTCTTTAAACCCGAATCCAGCTTTTTTACGATAAGGGAATGGGAAAGAGCTGCTAGAGAATTTATTGATTTGCAATCGCAAGGCTTTGACACGAGAGGAGGAGTGTTATCAGATAATCCGCGACTCGTTAGTTTAGTAAACGAATATTTTGGATATCAATACTACGTAGAACCTTTGCAGTTTCCAAAACTTTCTCAAAAAATGGTGCTTGACTTTATAGAAGATTTTGTAAACTACAGAGTATGGGAAATGTATCACAATTTCTCAGAGTACGATTTTGATGTTGCAAGAGCGAGATTCGCGTACTTCTACTCAAGAGGAAATATAGAACCGTATGTATTACTCGACGAACGTTTTACGAAATCCGTTTACGGAAGCACTGATATACCAACGGTAACTTATCATTGGACTTCTGCCGATGGATTAGAGAACATAGTAAGATCATTAAAAGAAGGAGAAGAAATACCGTTGTCGACCTTCACGGTCCAGTTTAAAGAGTTTTTTAGGCCTGAAAGTAATTATCTAGTCAAATTAAAAGGTAGATTAGTCGCCGCATTCGAATCAGATACTAAATCTTTTTCCACTGACACAGGTAAAAAAGCAGTTAATATGTTAAGATTCACATTACCTGGTCACAAATACAATCTATGTAAAAATTGGAAAACTTGTAATAAAAATAAAACTTATTTGTGGAATGAAATAATTGTCTATCCCACTAATATAATAGATTATAAAAAAATAGAAAGATACAAATGATAAAATTAACTAAGCTATTAAACGAAAACGAAAACGAACCTAAACCGTATATGTATTCTCCAGTTGGATTCTCGTGCGCAGTGTGTAGTTACTTAAACTATAATAAAGATGAAGGAGTTTATACTTGTGGAAGTACAGAATATCAAGAATACGCAGGTACTCACATCTTGAAAGGAGAAGACGGAGAACCTCTTACCAAAGAATTGTTAAAGAAATATTGCTCTAATTGGTTCGAACCAAAATCTTAGATTTTTTTAGATAGAAACTAATTGATACATTTATATCAAATCAATACAGTTATGATAGATCAAAAGAAGTATATTATATTGCCTCCAAAACCCGCAAATAGTGGCAATCGTACAGGTAAAACAATATATCACA